TCTAGAGAGCCAGCAGTAGCGCTGAATAAGTTTTATAGCTCTAGTTTTTTCTTCCTTGCTTATGTGCATTGATTGTTGCATTACAGTCTGCTCTGATCCTGTCGGGTGAAGCTTTTGGTATATGTCTTGTTTCGCCTTTGCCCTTACCTTTTTGCACTGTAATGGTTCGCCCATTTCTATAAACCCCTATAAAATACTCAACGCCGTGAATTGATATGTCTTTGTAGTCTTTGTCGCCATCAATTTGTGCCTGCATTTTTTTATTTAATTTTTTTAAAGCAGTAGAGCCTTGCCTGTAAGAAAATAATTGTAACGTTTGAGAATCATAAAAAACCCACGCATGTCCACCCCCTTGGATATCTGCATTAACTTTGCTTATAAACCTATCCATGTCTTTATTTTGCATTTGTAGCGACCTTTCCGTTTATTGTTACTTTAAATTTGTCTTGTCTTTTGTCCCGTTTATTCCAGCTAACATTACTGAGCTTGTCTATAACTTTAGTGGTGTTTTCTTGTCTTCTGCCGCTACCTTTACCGTTCATTTGTAGTGCTCTCCTGTGTTACCGTTTTGAGCGATTACATCAAGCCTTTCTTGATCTACATCATCAGGCCATGACATAGGCTTGTTATTTAGCTTTAACATGTATTTATCGCAGCAATCCAAAACCTCGGAAGTTTGCACCCACCCATCAAAAACGCCTACTGTATTTTCATCTGTTGCCTCCACTGCTAAACTTTGTTTTATAGCAATAAAAGAAGGCTCTGTTGTAGGCCAGTAAACAACAATATCTTCTTTTCCCGCTGTTGCTAATGCGTGGTTTATAACAACCCTTGTATTATTTCTGCTGTAGCTTTTCTTCACGATCCATCACCTCTATTTCTTTTTGTAATGTGTGAATTGTCTTTAATAGATCTTCACGCTTATCAGTTTTGTCTCTTAAAATATATTTGATGCAGCACCCCAGGCGAAAACCCAGCCCATATTCATCGATAATGTCCCAGGGTTGTATCTTGTGCTTAACATAGTGATCACCACCAACCTGACGGCTCATTGCTGTTTGTTTATCGCTCATTATTTAATTGTTATATCCGGTTCGTTAATAGGCTTATCTATTTCATAGATTAAAGTTGAATGCTTGCCGCCTTGTTTTTTGAATGTGATCATTTCCATCACATGATGAGATCCGTAGCCTTGACCTGCGTGCCAACTGTCAGGCGGAGTAAGCGCTCCAAATTTTTGAACAATGCAACCGTCTAGCTCTAATGTATTTTGATGATGAAAATGGCCTAATGCCCACATCCTGTGCGTACATTCTCCCCATGCGGTCGCCATATCACGAGCCATGACCGACACCAATTTTGCAGGTTTAATCTTGTCACCATGATTAACACCTATAAGCCACTTCCCCCACCTTAGATAATGGAAAAAACCTTCTGTTGGAAGAACGCTCACTCTTGGCTCATTCTTATAATAAAATTCCAGTATTAACTGCACCGCTTGCGCAGCATCTGGGTTATGATTGCCTCGTGCCACGACCACAATAACTTTGCTAAACTTCTCTAGCATACGACCAATGGCATAACACATGATGTCCGCTGATGTCCTCAGGGTCTTGCCCTGTCTTGTATCTACATCTACTTGTGTTCCAGAGTACGTAGCACCATGTGAATCATTGGCATGTTGAAAATCACCAACATCAACCAATAATCCTATATCTGAGTTAGGCGCTCTGGAAACTAAATTATCTACTGCTCCACGTAACAACGATTCCGCTATCTTGGTATCAAAGTCCATGCCCCGCGTATCTTGTGACCATGCCTTCATACCGACATGAGCATCACCAATAAATATTGCTGACATTAATTCGTCGTCTAACTTGTAGTGGTTTTCTACTGGTGCGGGTTCTGCTGGATCGAAAGTGCACAGAGACTCAACATATTCTTGCAGCAATTCGTTTTGATTCTGTTTCTCAATGTCAGTTTTTACCCATTGAATTTTTACATTGCCAGCATCGTCATATAAAATTGACTTGCCTTTTATCAGATATGACTCATCGACCTGCTCTGTAGAACCATCGCCATGCCTAATAGTTCTTTGGCTGGCTCTTTCTTTTAGCATTTTTAGAACCCTTCTTGCATGAGCGCCATCAATACCACTATCACGCCACGCTTGGTTCTTCTTTCCGCCTGACTTTTGCAACGCATCTAAAATATCTTGATGCCTAACAGTGGTACAGAACTCCCTTAGGTACTCGTGTTCATCGCTCATATTCATTCCTTCTTATAAACGTCACTTCTTACTTCGTGTAGTGTTAAGCCTAACAAATCTGCGGCTTTCTCTGCAAGCGATGGATCTCCAACCACGCCAAGCTGTCGAACACCGATGCACACAGAATCAATCAGTGCTTTAGATACTCCCATGTCTTTGACAAACCTTTTGCGCTTATACTGGCTGATTGCTGCTATTAAAATTTCATTTCTCATAAGTTACCCCATCATCTCGCTATCGGCTGCATCTTTTGCATATTCTACCAGTGTTTTATCTGCAACAAAAAAAACGTCTTGTCGAACTATCCCGTCGGCAAACATTCCCTTGAGCTTGGGAAACCTCAGTTCTTGTAGCTCATCAATTGAAACGTAACCTAGTTCCACTTGCCCGTGACCGAAGTCGCATAGACCGAAAGCTATATTTGTATCTTTATTAAGCTCTGACAACAACCAAGTACATGCTGCGCCGCAAAATAATCTAACTACTGGCCTGTGATCAGCAGTTTTAGATTCAAAGTTTTCAATTAATCGTCTTGTAATTTCTTTGTTTAATAATTTCATTTTTAATTCCCTTGTGAAAAATAGCCAGTGTCTTCAACAATTTTATTGGCTCTACGCTTGCAAGTCTCTAATTCCTGAGAGCGCAAAAGTGGCGCTATTACTAAGACAAGTTCCATTGCTTGTTCTGATTGAGCATCTGTTGGCGCTGTTATTGCTAATACCAGACCGTTAGTAACGGCCTCCATGTCGTTTGTAATTTTTTGAGTAACCATTATTATATTTCGCCTTCTAGTGCAAGAAAGTTTGCCAAAGTACCTGAGTATTCACGAACCCAGTTTCCTAGGTCGTCTTTGTGGTCTACGTAAAAATTGTCTTTGAGGATTGCCTGTAGCTTGGTATAGCGATACTCTGTATCTCCGTGTGACTCATGACTTGATACTATTTCTGCTCTTTCGTTGTTGTGAATAAATGACGCTACTTCTTTACCTTTTGAAAAGTAAATAGCTGCACCCTGTGGGTAGCCATCGTGGTGGATGTATAAAGTAATATCTGTAGTTGGTGTAATAAATCTGTAAGTAGCTCTAGTTGACATGTTATTTTCCTTTACTTAGTGGCTAATCGAAATGATTAACTTAGACACATAGTAGCACAATAGAATACAAAGTGTACTATTATTTTTTATAATAATAATAAATCCGCCTTTCAGCGTGTCTAAACGTATCTATATCAACAGTTCACGCTTCATAGTTTTTTTTACTTGTCTTTTTAAATTATCTGACAACTGCCAAAAACTGCGCACTGAGCTGCAACCCAATACATTTCTAAACTCAGCATCCTCTAGCACAGCATCTTTTGTCAGCAGCAAGTCGTTCTTTTCAATTGAGCCATCGTCATAGCTTACATTCGATAATGTGGGGAGGTCGTGATAGATAACCTCATACACATTATGTTTATCTGCTAGGGTTATGCTTTTTATTGATTTATAAGATTTCATAATTTATTCCTTGTAAGTTAAAGCCCCCAAAGGGGGGCTAAAAAAAGTTACTATTCTATATTATCCATGTCGAAAGCTCGAAGGTCGACATTACAGCTTGGTACATTTTTGATGCTATTTGATTGAATAGCGATATTAGTAGGCTGAACAAATACACGATCTGAATAGTGATAGCCCGCCGGACTGATTAGCTCTTTATCATCTGTAATTAAATATCTTGTTGTAACCTCGAATAAATTGAGCTTCAATGATTCTTCCAGCATTTCAATTTGAAGCAACTGATTTCTATAGCCAGCTAAATCTTCGCCTATAGTTGTTTCGCCAGAAGCTCTCCAAAGTTTAGCCGATGCCTTGCGATCAACAATATCTAGAGTCGTATCAAACATCTCGGTGGATAGCTTTTCCATGTGGTCACAGTGAGTATTAATTTCCACGGCTGTATATTTTAAATTCGATTCATCGACCTTAACTTCAAGAGCGTTGATTTTCCGATAAAGTTCTTCTTCAAAGTTTCTCATTTTATTTACCTTTTTAATCGTTAGCTAAATTGCTAACTTAATAAACATTATACACTATGTAGTATTAGTGTCAACTTTATTTTGATTCAATATAAGTACTCCCCTCTTTCATGTTCTTCTTTTTTTTCTTTTAAAACATTAACAGCATCTCGTTTGCAATCTGCTTGAGCGTCATAATATCCATCAATTATTAAATCTCCTTGATATTTGTGTTCTGCGCTGATAAAGCCTTCACTATCTGTAGTCATTGTGATATCTGATACTAACCAACCGTTTATCATTATCAATATTCCTTTATTAAGTTAGCTAAATTGCTAACTTGATACAAAGTGTAACACATTAGAAAACAAAGTGTACAACTTTATTTTAATTATCTAACAATACACGCTTGTATATCGTTAAAATGACTAGGTAGGTCAACGATTGACAGGGAAAATAAATCTAAGGATATACACTGTAAAGTTAAAGTGTGTTATCATCACCTGGGGGTAAGTTACTGATATATATAGTATATATATAATAGAATAAACAATACACTATATATACTATACTATTTTTGACTAGTCATAAAAAAAGCCCGTAAGGGCTTATTAATTTTTTAATTAAAAAAATAGTTTAAGTGAAATGTATATTCTGAGCGTTTGTCGCTTGTAAGCGTTTGCGCGTATAGCTTTAAGCGTATACAACCAGTGTGTATTTTATTCTGCCTTAAAACTACTGTTGACCGTTGATATATAACGTGTTTGCTTAAAGTACACAGTGTTTATTGTGATCGTATATTTTAAGCTATTTAATAAAAAAACGCGCCCTTACATAAAGGGCACGCTTTATAAATAACAAAATCCTATTACCTTGTAAAGTATTTAATTGACGTTGTTTTATTGCGGGAATGAATTGTTTCAACTGAAACAACTTGATCCCCCATTAGTCCTAGTGTTTTTTCTATGTCAGAACTGGACTTTCTTAGCCTATTCGCTAATGTTGCCACCGTAACGCCTGTTTTGCGGTCTATATTTGCCAAAATCCTAGCGGTTAAGACCTTTGCGCCATCTTTTTTACTGTCTTTATGCTCGTTTGCATAAGCAAGCATGGTTTTCTCATTAATATCACGATGAGCAAATGCTAGTGCCCACCTGACATGCTGAACAGTTCTAACACCAGAAGCTGTTGCTAGGATAAATGATATCTTTACTATCTGCTCAAACCCGCGACGTATAGCAGCCTCTAGGCCTGACATCTCTTTGTGCTGCTCGGCGTACTCTTCAATCCAATCTAAGCAACTGTCCAGTAAGTCCATCGCATCCTCTTCAGAGGGGATAACTATTTTATCGCCAATAAACTCTATGCGGGATGCTGTACTGTCGTAGTTGCCGGCGTTGTATAAATTGGATAAAGTGTTCTTCATGGTGTCGGCCATTGGCGTTTTTTTGAACCGTCTTTTTGCGCGAGGATTTGTTTCCCTCTCGTTTATTAATATAGACCTACCAATGAACCCGTTGCTGATACTTGACTTTGTAACTAAATCTTCAAATGTAGTCGGCGTAGTGTATCCAATCAATGATAAAAACGGTCGTTCTAAACCGCTTGATAGATTTTCCAGCGCGTGTTCTACTTGTTCCTTGCGTTTACTGTACTTGCCATTCTTGTCCGCATTTTCTTCTATTTTAACGGTGCAGCTAGATAATTCTTTGAGAAGTAAGGACTCTGCATCCCTTCTAACGTCACCGGATAAAGGCATAAAACTGTCGCTTTTACTATATGCCGACATTAGCAAACCGATCACACCTTCCAAGTAACTTGCGCCGCCCCTAACTGATGCGTTGTTTATCTTTTGCAACAAGATACCAACTTCATCTAGCACATAGATGGCTGCCTGATGCTGAATTAAATTGCGTGTTATTTCTTGCTCGGATTTAATAGTTCCATGACAAGCACCAGCTATACCTGCAAATCTATGAATATCCGATGTAGCTTGTAAAACAGCTTCTTTCCCTGTGCTTGATGCTGCTACGCAAAAAGTAAACATATTGCTAGATGCACCGCTATAGCCATCTGTGTATTTTAAACCAATGACATTACCCATTGCTGATATCGCTGCGCCAACGGCTAAATTTTCCCGTGGGTATCTACACTGATTATTAACCCATGCAGTTAATGAGCCAACAAACCCCGGCGGTCTCAGTAGGTCTACATCGCTAATATCGCAAGGTAAATCACCAATAAAAACTTCTGGGCTAACCTCATCTGTAGAGCTAAAATCTACAGGTGCTTCATAACCTGCCAGTTCCGCGTAATACAATAGTGTTCCCATTCCAACTGGGTTTGAAGTTTTTCCAAAGGAAAACCATTTGCTATCCATTTCCGATGCGCTGTATTTTTCTCCATCGCTACTCCATTTATCCCAAGTTGCAAAACCATCGCCATTCATAACGTGGTGTATAGCCATACCAATGCGAACCCAGACGTCATATTCTACATCTGGGTTAATGTAGCTCAACATATCGGCAACCTCTGAACTAGATATATCAACAGGCTTATCATTTAATAACACCCTGCGCCTATCTTGCTTCTTGAGCAGTTCTATTAGTTCTTGCGGTGCTGCGCCAATGCTGTCAATAGATCCACTGTCTATTTCATAGCTGCCACCTGATTTATGTTGCGAACCGATACCGACAACAAAGCCTGATGATTTAAAATCTATTCCTTTGTAATTATCATGCTTGCCCTGCAAGGCTAAATCATTACTGACCTTGTAATATAGGTGCTGTGAACCACCACCACTACCAGTGTTTACTACTAGCCCTGCATCTTTAATAGATGGAATGTCTTCCAGTAGTCTTTGAAAAGAATCAACCCCACCATTTCTAGCATCAACATCAATAACCAACAAGCCATCTACTAACACACCATAGCCAGTTGTAAACTGACCTGCTTCTTCCATTTTTAGAATCTGATCGTTACTCCATAAGGGCGTATGCTGCCAAGATGCTGCAAAAGGATGCTTACCTACTGCTTTACAGTCTTTATTTCTGCAACCGCACTTGCCGTCGACAATGGGATGTAGTCCAAATATCCGATAACCAGCAGACATTAAATCCCTGTGCATTACTTGTCCACCTCTAAATAATCACTGATTCTCTTTACCATTTCCCAAGATACTTGCGGCCTCTTGCCGTTAGCTAAATGCGAAAGATAAACCCTTGTTACAGATATATCCCTAGCAACTTGGCTAAGGTTGCGTGTCTTTAATTCTTTAACCATTTCCAATCTTGTCATCATGTTATATTGCTCCCGTTTATAAATAACTGTTTACATATTAACGCAATGCACGTACACTGTAAAGCATGGTTAGCAATAAAGCGCCATGAAGAAGGAAATTATATGAGTATATTAAATGAGATAGAAAAACCTAAGGATAGGCCAGTTCTGGCGACTATTTTAGGTGATGCGGGTCTGGGCAAGACAAGCCTAGCCGCATCTTTTCCTAAACCGATTGTAATTCGTGCAGAAGACGGACTACAATCAATCCCTTTAGAGTCGCGACCAGATGCTTTGCCAGTTTTAAAAAGCAGTGAAGACTTATGGGCGCAATTAACCGCGTTAATACAACAAGACCATGACTACCAAACTTTAATCATCGACAGTGTAACAGCGCTAGACAGGCTGTTTACAACAACGGTCATGGAGTCAGACCCGAAAAAACCAGCCTCTATTGCGCAAGCACTCGGCGGATACGGTGCAGGATTTCTTGCAATTTCTGCAATGCACCACAGAACCCGCAAGTTTTGCGGTTGGCTTAATGAAAATAAAAATATGCACATTGTTTTTATAGGTCATGCAGACACAGAAACAATCGAACTGCCAGACCAAGATGCCTACACTAGATACACTTTGCGCTTGAACAAGAGAAGTGTTGCGCCGTATGTGGATGATTGCGATTTAGTAGGATTTATGAAGCTGCAAACTTTTACAACGGGCGACGGCGACAGAAAAAAAGCGCGCAGCGACGGTACTAGGCTATTAGTAACCTATGCGACCGCTGCAAATGTAAGCAAAAACAGGTACGGAATAACGGAAGATATCGAAGTGACCACAGGTATTAACCCGTTGAAACAATACATACCATCTTTAAATATTAATAAAAAAGGAACAAAATAATGAATTTCTGGGAAACAAGTACATCTGAGGCCATCGAATCTAAAAGCACATTTGATGCAAGCAACAATTTCCAGCCTATACCTGATAACACTGATGTTCTTTGTGTTGTTGAGAACGCAGCATGGGCTAACAATCAGTACAACGGAGACTATATTGCAATTGAATGGCAAGTTTTAGTCCCTGAGGAGTACGCGAACCGAAAAATATTTCAAAATATCAAGGTTATGCACGACAATGAAAAGACCGCTGATAAAGCCAAAAAGATGCTGGCGACTATAGACTATAACGCCGGTGGTAAAATGCTAAAATCAGGTGAGCAACCAGATGATGCAATGCTTACCAAGTCATTAACTGGCAAGCAAATGATACTTAAATTGCAAGTGTGGGAGATGGCTGGCGACGATGGGCAAACACGCTCAGGAAATTGGGTCTGCGCGGTATCAGGCAAAAAAGATGTAAAGTTGACTAAAAAACAAGATGAAGACATCGACTTTTAATACACTTTAATAAATAGCCCTGCCATCCGGTGGGGCTTTTTTGTACGGAGAACACTATGAACAAGCAAGGAACAAAAGCATGGTTTAGCCAAAGAAAAGGCCGCATAACTGGCAGCAGAATAGGGGCTATCTTAAATATGAATCATTGGTCGTCACCGCAAGATGTTTTAAGAGACATGGTCAGAGATTATCATGGGCTAAAAGCTGATTTTCAAGGTAACGTGGCGACTGAGCATGGCAACTTTTATGAAGCAATGGCAACCGCAGATTTAAAGCTCAGAATTGGCAAGGATATAAAACATACAGGTTTTCACGAATTTGAAGATTGGTTAGGCGCTTCACCTGATGGACTGGTGGACGATGAATGGATCGTGGAAATAAAATGTCCATACAGATTAAGAAATGACAAAAGCGTACAAAACTTTAAACTTTTAAGCCAGCAGCAACATTATTATGCGCAGGTGCAATATGAAATGTTATGCAGTGGCAGGATTAAAGCATACTTTTATCAATGGACACCTTCTGGCGCAGAGTTATTAGAAGAAATACCACTTAATCACGATTTTATCAAAGAAACCCTGCCCAAACTAAAAACATTTTATAAGCTGTATTTATCTGAGCTTGATAATTCAAAACATTTAGATTAACAAATGTACAAGCTAAGAGCTTACCAACAAACAGCGGTTGACAAAATTATTGACCATGTAAAAGCATCAACTGATAGTTGTATTTTGGAGGCTGCAACTGGCGCGGGCAAAAGCATGATTATTGCAGAAGTTGCAAAGATACTGCACGAATTAAGCAAAGGAAAAAACGTTTTATGCCTAGCGCCTAGCGCAGAGCTTGTAAAACAAAACCGCAGCAAATACCTGCAAACTGGAGAAGACGCCAGTGTCTTTAGTGCTTCTGCTGGTGGTAGATGCTTAAAATATCCAGTAGTTTTCGGCACACCATTAACGGTTTTAAATTCTATCGACCAATTTAGTGGCAAATTCTGTGCGGTTATTATTGATGAATGTGATTTAATTACGCCAACAGTAAAAGCTATTATTGAAAAGATAAAAGAAGGCAATCCAAAGTTAAGAGTAATTGGTACAACTGCGACACCTTACAGAATGGGAACAGGGTACATTTACCAGATGAATGAAGAAGATAAAGCAATAGGTGAAAATGCTTATTTTGTTAAAAAGGTTTATACGATAGGTGCGCCAGATTTAATTGACCAAAAATATTTAGCACCACCATTAATAGGTGCAATTAACAGTGTTCACTATGACACTATTAAAATGACTGTCAACAAGATGGGCAAGTTTAATAAAGATGATGTTGATAGAGCCTATAAAGGTAAAGGAAGAAAAACCAGCTTAATTGTGGCTGATGTTATAGAGCAATCAAAAGACAGAAAAGGTGTTATGTTTTTTGCCGCAACTATTCAACATGCAGAAGAAATACTAGCCAGTCTGCCGCCAGCAATGAGCGCGTTAATCACTGGTAAGACAAAAGCAAAAGAACGCAGCGATACCATAGAGAAGTTTAAAAGCCAGCAGATTAAATATATAGTTAATGTATCAGTGTTAACGGTTGGTTTTGATGCGCCTCATGTCGATGTCATTGCATTGTTAAGAGCAACTGAATCAGGAAGGTTATTGCAGCAGGTTATTGGTCGCGGTCTAAGACCGTCAGTACAAAAAGATGATGTGTTAATTCTAGATTATGCAGAAAACATTGAGCGCCACTGTCCAGACGGTGATGTATTTAATCCTGAGATTGAAAGCTACAGCAGCGCCAAAACAGAAAAGATATGGGTTGAATGCCCAGATTGTAATGAGCAAAGCGAAGTGTCAGGACGTAAAAATGATGAAGGATACGGCTATAGTCCAGATGGATATTTCACAGACTTAGATGGTGAGAAGGTAAAAACAGAACACGGGTTCATGCCTAGTCATCATGGGAGAAGATGTACCAATTACTCTTTAGTTGCTGGTCATTATGAGAGGTGCGAGTACCGATGGACATTAAAAAATTGCGAAAACTGCAATGCCAAGAACGATATTGCTGCAAGGTATTGTTTTGAATGTAAAAAAGAAATGGTTAACCCTAACGACAAATTAAAGGCTGACTTTGCAGCTATGAAGAAAGACCCAACAAAAGTTCAATGTGATGCCGTTACTAGCTGGACTGCGCGGAGAGCGATAACAAGACAAGGTGCGAATTGTATAACAGTAGACATTAAAACAACTTACAGGCCGAAAGGTTTTAGAGTTTGGTTTATGCCTCATGCGCGGGACACAAGAAGTGGCAATGCTTTTCTTCTTGTAAACCGAATGACGAATGGTTTTTCTATTGTGCCAACCACTATTACTTATAGAAAGAAATATAATAGTAAATTTTATGAAGTATTAAATTACAATCAACCGGAGGATGCCGCACCATGAAGTTTCCTGATGATATACCCGTGCATGGAGATATTGCCTTTAGGGGTAAATGTCCAATGGAGGCATTAGAGCAGGTTACTTTTTTTAATCGGCTGAGAAGATTATATCCAGATACATTAGGTGCGATAGCTATTCATTCTAGAAATGAAGGCAAAAAACACGCAGCACAAGTTATGAAAGAAAAGGCAGAAGGCATGGTGTCAGGTGCAAGTGACATTATTATTCCCGCATCACCTTCTTTTGTGTGCGAACTAAAAAGACAAGACCATACTAAAGCGCATTGGCAGCCGAATCAAATTGAGTATCTTAGAGCCTGTAAAGCACAAGGCGCGTTTATTTGTGTGGCGTTAGGCCACGAAGCGGCATGGGAGGCAATGTTACTGTGGCAGAAAAAATACGGCATAGAATAGAAAGGTGTTTAAATAATGATTTGCACCCTGATGAGCTAACAAGGGATGAGTTGTCTTATCTTGGCTTTCACATAAACCGCGCTGCCGAGGCAGTGCTAAACGCTAAAGATAGAAAAAAAGCTATGGCTCAAATGCCTAGTAATTTAGCGGGTTTGATAAGGGAAAGGGCAAAAAGGTTAATTATCTTAAAAAATAAGTAGCTTTTTAATAATACATGAAGTATTATTTATCCATGCGCGATAACCAACCAACCAAAGGAAGATAAAATGGAAATTCAAATAGAAAGATTCGACAATGAAGGCAATTGGGCAAAAGTATCTTTCTGGTGTGATTACACACCAGCCAGAAGTGGTAGAACCGGTCACATTGACGACTGGTCGGAAGATACTTATGAAGAATTTGAGTTTAGCAACATTAAATACACTAATGGTGTGACAGATCCCGAAGTATGGTTAGACGTTGCCCCCGACATGGAAAAAGACCTAGAAGAAGATATGACAGATGCCGTCCTTAGATACATCGAGTACGCAAAAGTGGATATTATCTTGGAGAATTCAGATGAGTATATTTAATATCACAAGGCGACTACATTTAGTCAGCCTTAGTCAAATGGATAAAGTTGTGGACAACAATGGAGACAACTGGAGCTACACTAATATTGTGGAAGACACTAAAGACCTAGAGGCATATCTGCATCAGCTTATGAAGTCCTCAACAGATGGTGAAGCTCTGGTTATATCGCTGCGACTTCGGGAAGCTCTTAGAGACAGTGCAGAGCGTACAGTAGATAACATTATGGATACTTACTCATGAAAAAATATTACTTAACAGTGTCAATATTTATTACTGTGATTATGGTTCTGATATTAACATTGCTAACTTGGGCAGAATTGCCAACTGTGGCAAAAACAGAAAGCGGTCAGTGCGCGTACATAGAGCAGCATCCTGAATTTACGCGAAAGCCTTGCCCTTTAGTGTTACCATTAAAATATAACTTAATTTTTGTACCATCGGTGATCTCCTTACGAGTTGAGTTGTAGCATCTTCAATCAAAATGCCGTCCTCGATCATCGATCTTCATTTTATTGTGGAAACGGCATTAACTACAACAGATAGACGGCGTGTGGCTGGCTTGCTAATTCTGGTGAGCCAGTCTCATAACTTAATTTTTACAGGGGAATACAATGGTTAGTTTGACAAGTTTTATAATGCAGGGTTTACTAGTTGCTTTTCTACTTTACGTTTTAGTGGTAAAAGAATGAGCCTTAAAGAGCAAGGTCAAATTGCTGTACTTAGCGAAAGCCTGTACAAGAATGAAAGGCGACTGGAAATGGCGCTAGACCAGATTGCCAACCTAAATGTTAAGATAGACCACATGATGGATAATATTGATGGTAAACGATACGCAGAGTTGCAAACAATGCACGAACTTGAAACGGAATTAAAAAATCATGGATGTTAAGTTATCACCCTGCTGCAACGATGTGCTTGTCAGGTTTATTAGCATGAATAAAAAGATGTGCAATAAATGTCACAAGTATTACCCATGGAATTTAAAGAAAGACCAGCGCGCCTTATTTTAAATCTTGAAACATAGGTGTAACTGTAACTTTGTAAATAACAGCCCAGCCACTTAGCATCCATGACATTTTAAAATATTGTACCTTAATTTTTTCTGTAGGGTTCATTACATCATCATAAGAAATGCCAGTGTTAAAAGCTGCTGATGGCAGCCAGCCACCTGAAATTGGCATACCAAAAAGCAACCATTGTGAATCTTCCCTTTTAATAATAACGCTGCTCCATTTCCTGTCCGACATTTTTAGCCTCGCATTTTATTGGAGAGCGTTATTGCCCTCTCTCCAACTTGTTCCGCCCACCTTGAATCTAGCATTTCATCTGCGGCTGCTGCAAAGTCTTTGTTTTCTATAGCCATTATAGTCTTTTTAAACAGCATAAACCTAGATAAACCAATATTAAATATCATCTCCACAACTACATCTTTTCTGTTGGCTGTTAAACCATGATAAAAGTTAAATCTTTTTGCCTCATGCTCTGACATTTTTAAATCATTCAGCAACAAAATCTCTGCTTCTTCCTTAGTGATGCCTCTTTCTAAACTTCTGCCATACCCGATGGTTTGTACTCCAGCAGAGCATTTGTAGGGCTTTAATTCTAAACCCTCATGGAATTTGACAGAAGAAATTAAACTCATTCTTTATCCCAGAAAGCAGAAGCGCCGAAAGTGTCAACCGCCCAATACATTTTCAGCGCCCTCCGCCTTCTTAACCATCGAAACAGCTTGCTTCCAGAATCTATCTTCCTCACAAGGTTATTAAGGAAAATAGTATCAGCATATTCCTTGTCTGCCAGCGTTGCGCCTTGGCTATACATGTAGTCATGAATATTGCAGCACTCGGTTATATTTAGCCCCCACACTGAATCAGGGACTAGCCACCCGCCTAATCCCTTCGACCCGCACCCGTTACATACCTTGGACTTTTTAGAGGCAGACAGAGCCGTATAGCCTTCAGGCTTAAATAACTTCATTTTTTCTTTTTTTTCTTTTTTACTGTTTTATATGGGTACTTTTTTCCATTTACAATCGGCATTAAACGGCCTCCAGTTCTCTTTGTGGCAGTTCATCCAACAATTCGCTTAGTGTTGGCTCTGTTCTATCGCCACTTTTGATATCTACTTGCACTTGAAAGATATATGTCCAGACAGCATCACGCCAGTTCACAGTAATTTGAGCTTCCGCACCAAAAGTACCAGTGCTGCTTGCGTAACTGCACTCTGAAATTACAGAGTCATAACCTCTCGTTACTGATGAATTATCGAGCATTGTTTGTACAGCTTCACTGACTTCTGTTTCTTTGTGTCCTTGCAATTCCTCTGCTGTCATTGGTGGTGAAAAATACAAAGCATGTGTATTGGCATAGGCTATAGCCTCTTCTTCACTACCAAAAGGAATAAGTGTTTCTGGATTATGCGCGAACCCTGTTGTCCAGCCATCCTCATTGGTAATAGTTAAAACGCCACTGTCGCTATAGCTATACTCATTCATCACTCTCAACTCCAATTATGTGAGAATAATACAAACCAACAGTCTGGCCAGCAAGCAGTTCTAAGGTCATACCCATAAAACCCCTTTCATAGTTGCCGATGTATATATATTCATTGCTATCTACAGCAAGTTGAAAATAAGAATTGGTATTGTTTCCCACTATTGAACCAACAAACTTTCTACCTGATGGCACTGTGTACCTAACAATTGTGCCATCGTTAGTACCGTGAACGTGGATCATTTTCCTAGCATTCGCTACTGCTGCTGATGATTCTTCTGATACAACTGTTCCGACTAAAGCCATTTTATTCAACTCCTGATATTAAGACACCATCGGCATACGCTGTGTACACCGTTGACCTTGCATAAGCTGCACCTTGTAGCTCTGCGATAGGTATATTTGCGATTGAACTAGCATTGCTATTACTATTGAAATTGCTTAGATTCGGGAAAAAATCGCTGATTTGAAGTGCTGCGCCGCCCGTATAGGCAGTTGCAGGTGAGGCATTAACATCTACCCATATATAATCAGTGTTGTAAAAGAATAAAGCGACCCCAGGCTGGATCTCAAGGGCAAGATTTCCATACTCGGTAGAAGAACTAAGACCTGAGCAGTTAGGGTAAACCACACTATCATCTGATAAATTAATTACCATACATTCGTTTGTGGATTGACCGCCCACTTCTATCAAATAAGGAGTTCCATCGACAGCGGTAGTGATTAAAGCGCCCGCTGAATAACTTCCAAAGCTGTTCACTGTGATCTCTGATCCTACGCCAGTTGCCACATTGAATTTCTGTATTTTGGTTTCACCTGCGCTTTGTCTGCTGTAACAAAATCCATTGTGGTATAACATGAAAGAACCAGCGTTTGACGACTGACCAGAACTGTTTGATATACCGGAAATAGCATGAGTAGTCTTAACGCCATCACTAATCTTTATTTTCATAAAATCAGTAGTGTTAGAGTTTCGTCTGCCATAAAAATAAACACCATCGGTTGCAGCGCCATAAGTGTTAGCCGTGAAAGTATAAGTGATACTAGGATTTATTCTAGTACCCGCATCGTTAAATATCTGAACAACATTGTCAAAACATTTCCCATATACTTTATTTCCGGAAGCATCAATATAGCCAAAAGCTGATTGCCCCCTTGTATCTTGAGTAGGGCCTAACAAAGTTCGAGAAAAGTCACCAATACTACTTGCATAGGTTGAAGCAACTCCATCCACCCTTGCAGTAGATGTGTTGTCCTTAAGTTTTACCATTTGAGTACTACCGCTTGGTTTCATCCACCTAGCATCGGCATAGCCCACGGTGTACAAAGTAGGATTGGTATTAAACTCAATCGAGGCTGTGGATGAAACATCAACAATCATTGAGCCTGTTAAGTTGTCAGCCGTTCCTGTTGCTTTGACCCCTGTTGCTGATGCGAAAGTGTGTGAGCCTGATTTAACATTTACTGTCACAGGATAATTTGCATCGGTTGCTGTAAATTGAACGTTCTTAACTACAGCTTGTGTGCTAGAGGTTGAAGATAATAGGTTGACCGTGGTTGAGCCAGCGGTAACTGTCGCCCCAGATGAATGAAATACCTTTAATTTTTCTGTTGCCATGATTGTTTATTCCTTTTGTTTAAATGTAGGCTTGAATTTGCGCTTGAGTCATACCACCACCACCAGCCGCGACTTGTGCAGTACCGTCTAATTTTATTCTTGATAGTTTGTAGCTGGTCGTACTAATTGCCTTGACAATAACCTGATCACCAGCAACACAAGTCACGCTATCGCCAGAATTAACGCCATCTATAACCATGTTGCTACCGGCGGTAAAAACAGCAGCCGCAGAACAGATCAAAGTTCTTTCAACGCCGCCTTGCGGGGCATTAGGAAAAGCTGTGACATTTGCACTTCCTGTCCAGTTGATTTGGTTGCCAGCAGTCCAGATATCAGCAGTTGTAGGGTGAGAAGCAACTGTTGACCTTGCGAGGTTTAGTCCACCAATCATCAACTTATTGTTAAAGTTTAGGTTACCACCTAGCTCTGGCGAGGTATCCGCCACGACGGAACTTATGCCGTCCTGAAGGGCAGCCCATGCAGAACCCGTGGTATATACCTTTAATTTATTGATGGTCGTATTGAAATATTGCGCGCCAACTATTAAGGCATTACCATCATTATCCAAGGTAGGGTCGCTAGCCTTTGCTCCTAGATAAGTATCATCAAACGCATCTAGAGCTGCTTCTGCCGCATCTTTTGCAGCCACTGCCAAAGTTACTTGATTGGTTGCTAAAGTGACCTGTCCTTGAGCAGAAACAACGGCAGCATCGGCAAGAACAACATCGGCGTTAGTTAAGACTAATTTTTGCCCAGCTAAGGTAGCACTCGCTGCGGCGGCCGCAACCGAAGTGGATAGAACGCCTGTGCCAAGATTTAAATCATCATCCATCTGATTTAATTTGGTAGGATAATCCGTGTCTCCTGTGCTGAATTTTGTTGATACTGGCATATTAGGATTCCTGTAATGTTAAGGTATCTTGATAAATACCGTGAGTAATGGTGACGTTATCGTGGTTATTCGTTATTTTCGCGACCATTGAATAATCGCGTTCTTTCTCTCCACCTGCTTCAGGGAATACCGAGACAAATAGATCTTTTCTTTTTCCCGATGACCGCATAATTTCTATAAATTTAGGGCGCTCTGATTCTGATAACGATGAAAGGTCAAAAGATATCTGTCTGTAAATAACGCCAGCATCAGTTCTAAGTGTACCACCAGCTGTCCTTATTTGCCTAGACTCGTCAACCCATGACAGACCTAAACCATAATCTGCGTTCACTGCTGGCGAGAAATATCGCCCTAGCATTAGTCTGGATGCTTCCATGTAAGCATTTGTATTTGCCGCATCGGTTAAAGTCAACCTAAACGATAAAGCAGCGGCATCGGTAAACCAAAGGACTGAGTATGATAAAGACCAAGATTCTGCTCCGGCTTCAAATACGGTAGCGCCGATTGGATCTATTCCCCATTCCAAATCGCCTAAGGATTTCAAAGCGACAGCCGATACCGTTCCGCTATCATAAACGGTTGTCCCGCTTTGACTTGCTCCTGAGAATAATTCCAGTCTCCACGTAGCCGTAGCACTGAGGTTATGTCTCCACAGCACTAAGCTGTTTACAATTTGAAGCGAGGTAAGGTTGCCTAAGATTTGCTGCTGTGCAAGGCTAGTGGTTCTTGCGATCCTTGCCCTTGTGGGATCTTGTAAATTAGTAACAGGTAGAGTTGAAACCAATGCTGGTGATGCACTTAAAGTAGCAGTGTCAGATGGAATTGCCCATACTATTCTCAAATTACTCATAAAAAGAATCTCACTTTTATCCTATTAGACGATGGCTGCTCATCCAGCCCGACGACAATCACATTTTTTCCGTTCTCAAAACCAAAGCGCGGGTATAAAACATTGACTTCATCGCCTAATTTTAGCTCAAATGGCCCTGTGGAGAAAGTGGCCTCATAAGTAAAGCGCACTACATCTCGCAAAGCTAGAACCCTTGCGGCTTCTGTAAAACCATCTGCCGATAAAAATATTAGGCTATCAAGCGCATCAGGCTGGACAGCGAGAGGGTGAGCAGTAAATATTCCTGTATTGTCACTTTTTGCGACTTTATTAGCAGTTGAGTAAAGGTTGCGATTAATTTCTGTGACTGACCCTGCCGAGTTATTTTGTATTGTAAAATTCTTTTGGTAACCAATAGCTGCTCTTGCATAAGGTAGCTCACTGTTAATAAAATTAAATGTATTATCCAGTACATCGTCAGCATCAAAAGAAGCACTTGCCGTACCCGTCACATCATCCAGCTGCCACAAAACCATCTTTCCAGCTCTGTTAAATAACCAGTAAGCACCCACAGACCTCATTAGTTTATCGACCACGTTTATTAAGTTTTGCCGCGAGTGAATATAGAGTCCAACCGTGTATGGTACTTTTACGTTAAAAGCTGTAAAACTTGCGGCATCTAAATCTGCCGCATTTAAAACGCTTCTTTTTACTAAATATTCAATAATGTCTGCTGTCTTAATATGGTAAGTTCCAGAAGGTTTAGCGCCTTGCACATCACATGTTATAACACCAGATGGTTGGCTGCCTAATACAAAAGTACCAGTAGATAGATTAGCTGTAAAAGATACTGATACGCCATTGTCTCTTACTTGCGTAATAGCATTTATTTGTCCGTCATTTACTTGATATTGGTGTGTTGATGCGTTTATTAAGACAGGGGTAATGTTAAAAACCTGCCCCACAGTAATTGGTATAGGCTTTCCAAACGCTTCACCGCTGCTGTAATAATTTAATTGAGTATTCACGTTTAATTTTTCGCGCTTGTCTCTTACTCTTATTCTCATTTTATCGTTATTAACAACCTCAAGAGCTTCTGTTACTAATGATGCTATTTGTCTAAAATCATCTCTAGCCCATGTTGGATCTCCAATTAACATGGACAACCCTCGACCATCCCAAGCATCATTTAACCAAGCATCTAGCTCGCCATTGTTTACTAAATCAATATCGCCAACCCCAAAGGCCATTCCTACTTGGCTCTGAATGGAGGGCACTGACACAATAAAGTCATCATAAACAGTGTTCGCTGGCGTATCAGTTGGTAATGATACGAAGGAATGTGTGGACATATATCTTACTTTTTCGCTACTATCATAATACTTGGCCTCTACAAGTACTGCTCGTTCTTGATTATCATCTTTTAACCATGCCGCATATTCTGCATCACTAATACTCATCTTACAGCCTGCACGCGATTAGCTGATGATTGAGCATCACTACTGGAATCGTTTACAGCTTGTGTTGTTCCCTGTACAGCAGCAACTACCCTTATCGCCATTCTTTCTATTGCCTGTTCAATGCTCTTATCAAGCGTGACTGGAATAGAACGACCATCTGGAAGTGGTACAGCCGCCTCTGCTCCGGCCTCACCGAAGATTGCTGGTCGATTACTTATTCCTCCCTTAGCAAACATTTTGATATTAGATTGGTCAAAACCAACATTAGCCGCTTCCGCAGATGAAACGAAGTTATCTACTATTTGCTGTCTTGTTGCCCCATTTCTAAGCGACTCATTCCAGTAGTTTGCACCGCCGATATCAGCCTGTCTGCCAAAACCTTTCGTATATAATTGGTCTACAAATTGGGCGTTACTCATAGCTACTGACTGTGAGCCATTAGCCTTACCAGCCGCTGTTCCGTTGCCGCCTTCTAGCACAAACTTATCTAATGCTTGTTCAAGGCTGAGAACACTTGTATTTATAGTTTCTAGCCAATGATTACTGGTGGCGATTAAATTAAATTCAGCTTTTAATTGGTCAACCATTCTATCCGCGTTGTCCGCTATTCTATTTGATGCTGTTCCTGCCTCGGTTAAAGCGGTTTGCACCATGTTGAAGTCATCTGTATAAGCTGTGCCAGAGGCGTTAAAC